TCAGCAACTGGGTTTAGGATGTTTCTCAGAGGCCACGATTTGCGGTTATGATTTCTTTCACTCCTATCTCAACATCCCTGATACGTCTGGACGAGACAGTTTATTTCAAGCCGAAGCGCGTCGATGTAAAGAGATATTGGATTGTGTTCTTTTACACAAAGAGAAACGTCATCTGTGTATCTTTGATGAGATTTATTCAGGGACCAATCCTGTGGATGCGGTATCCTGTGCGACCATGTATTTGTCTCTATTGAATGAACGAAAGACCTCGATTGACTACCTCATCACGACCCACTTCATCGAACTTTGTAAACACTTTGTTGGGTCGGAACAAGTGGTGAACCGAAAAATGGACGTATTACAGACCGAGGAAAAAATCACCTTCTTGTATCGGATCTTAGAAGGCTATTCTACGGTTCATGGCGGAAAGTATATTTTAAAAGAAATGAAATACCCTGAACTTCTATTTGGTTAACTCCATTTCATGTCGTTCAAATTACGTTAGAATACTTAGAATACTTAGAATACGTTAGAACATAAAGATTATTATATAGGTTATTCACATAATGATGCTTTCTTCTATTCTTGACATTGGAAGTTTCTTTATTGGAATGATCATCAATCTTTTATTGGTGACCTTGATGTGTTATTATTTTAAGAAGAAGTATGAGTCGCTAGAGGAGGCCCAGAACGAGCAAGCCAAGCTCCTGTATGAGTTGTTACAATTTAGAAAACAAGATAGGGCTCAGGTGAAACCCGCCATGATCGATATAAAAGAAATAGAGGTATCGGTTGAGGAGAGTGACACGGAAGAGGAGAGTGACACAGACGAGGAGAGTGACATGGAGGAAATCATGCCCTCTGGGTCCATGGTGGAGCCCGAGGTCAAGGTCCTCACCCTCGAGACACCGACCGAGACAAATGAACTGGTCATTGAAAAGACAGAGACTGACCTGGAGATTACCCTGGAAGAGTCAAACTCAGACGACTTTAGTAAAATGTCCATGAAACAGCTGCGCGACTTGCTCACGGAAAAGGGTGTCAAGGTCAAGCCGAGCATGAAAAAGAATGAGTTGGTTGAACTTGCTAAGCTATAAATATATAGTATGGAAGAGTGATTTGTTTCATAAAAATATAATGGTTTATACTATATGTGGGCAACCGACTATGTCACCAACAACAACGCAACCAACCAGTTTCCTGGCATTGTCCACGATGGACGGACGTTTACAGTCTATCAAGATGACGCCGAGACCTTTAAACGCAACCATGGGATCCAGACCAACAGTGAATACCGTAAGTATTTGATGGATCACGGGAATGAATTGATGAAATTGAACCTCAAAACCTCTATCTTGGAAAACAAGACCCCCATCCTACACCAACCCTTTAAGCATGGATCGCCTTATCTGATCCGAGGACAAGAGCAGCCCTATGGATATGAGACCTCTTTTGCCAAGGAGATGTTCCTGACGAGACAAATGTTGGACGACAAGAAGAGGCGACCTATGCAGCGAACGTACATGGAAGATTACAACGATATAGGATCTGTGATTTCAGAATAAGGATGGGTTCGTACAATGGTTCTTCGCACGAGTATATAGCCCAGTACGAATAAAATAATCACGACCAAAACCCACATGAATATTCATGTGAATAAGGTTTAAATGTATTCCTCGTCTATACATCAATGTATCTCAGCATTGATGTAGGGATCAAGAACCTGGCCTATTGTATGTATGAAGATACGATTGTAGACTGGAAAGTGATTGAGCTGTGCGACAAGACGGTCAATGCCAATAAACTAAACATGGTGGATTTAAGCAAACGACTGTTTGACGCTCTGGAGAAGTTACCCCCACGGTATGACCTCATTTTGATTGAGAACCAGATCGGACAGAATGCGATACGTATGAAGGCCCTACAAGGCATGATTACTCTTTATTTTGTCTCGAAAGGAAACGCCTCTATCCAGTATTGGAACGCGACCCAGAAGCTGAAGATGTTTGTACAGGAGAAAACAACCTACGCACAGCGTAAGAAATTAGGGATCGTGATTACCCGTCAAATTGTGGAGGAAAAATATAAGGATCAACTTGACTATTTCACCAAGCACAAGAAGAAAGACGACTTATCGGACTGTTTCCTACAGTTACTCGATTATATGAAAAAGGAAAACAAATTAGAGACGTCGGTGTCTGAGTTTCTTGAAACGATCCAGGTTAAAAAGAAGGATTAAATGCGTAATGCGATAGATTTAAAGTTATCTATTATATCTATTTCATAGATGGAAGAAATTACGCTAGACACCATGGAACTCAAACCCAGTTCGGACTTTGGCGGAGGGATTGAGTTTCTCTTGAACGATGCCAAACCTGCGGCAGGTGTCTCGTTCGCCGAAGACATGAAGGAGTTTGAGGATATGGGGAAAAATCTGAAGTTCGAAAATACGAGCGAGCCCATACGTATTGCGCGAGACACGGTTTCCATGGATACGAACCGACAGACCACCTCGGACGGGTATAGACACATTCAAGAGATCAATGTAGAAGGTGAATTGAAAAATATTGAGGTGAAGACCAAAGAAGAAATGCTCAAAGAGAAGTTTCAGTATCTGCGAAAGCTGGAAACCCTTCAGCAGAAGGGCGTGGAGTTGAGCAAACAATACACCATGGAGAATACACTGGACGAGATGCGCGGAGAATACGAGTACCAGCAGTCCGAGCGAGAGCGTAAGAACAGTGTACAGTTTCAGGGTAAAATGTTGACGACCCTCATTACAGGGATCGAGTTCTTGAATAACAAGTTTGATCCATTTGACATTAAACTGGATGGCATTTCGGAGAATATCCAAGAGAATATCAGTGACTATGATGATATCTTTAGCGAGCTTGCCGAAAAATACAAGTCCAAGGCAAAAATGGCACCTGAACTGAAGTTGGTGTTTCAGCTTGCCTCGGCTGGGATCATGGTTCACATGTCGAACACCATGTTCAAGTCTGCCATTCCTGGGATGGATGACATCATGAGACAAAATCCCGATCTCATGAACCAGTTTACACGGGCAGCCGCGACCACCATGGAGAAGACCAATCCAGGGGTTAACCAGTTCGTACAACAATTTAACCGACCTGAGCCAAAACGCCCCGAGAGGCGACCCGAGATGAATGGTCCCGAGAACATCAATAGTATTTTAACGGGATTAAAAAAGACCATCCCTTTGCCTGAGAAGAACGACAGTATGATCAGTTTAGAAGAGTTGGATCATTTAGGCGATACCCCTGTGACCTCGCGAAAGGGTCGTCGCAAAAGTGACAAGAACTCCATTCATATCGCCATCTAGTTATGCGATTGAAACCCAGATAAAAAATAAGAGAATTCCGTATAGATGTCTCAGATCAGTCTACTGGATGAGAAAATGAAACATATCCAGCGAACCTTACAACAACTGGAACAGGAAAAGGCATCTCATCTGGAGAAACTAGAGTCATGGAAATTAGAGCAAGAAGCCCTTCGACAAGAGGAACTCAAAACGCAGACCCTCTTGAATGAGGTCACGTCTAAACTGACCGATTTGTATGAGTTGAAAAAAGAGACCGATGCGTATTACAAGCAAATCCAGCAAAGTGTGGACACTCTACTTACGCTTCTTTCTTCGTCTCGTTAGCCGCTTCTTGGTTCGTGCCCCTCCTTTCGTGTAGAATACACGTCGTAGGTTTCGCTGGAGGTTTTTCTTTAACATCTTACATTCGGCGCCCTTTTTTAAATCGGATACATCCTCAATGTTCTCTCGGGTGACCAAGACCACCACATGTAGATTGGTCTTGCTACCCTCCTTGGCGGGTACATTGTCACATATATTGTCCTTACAGTAATAACGTTCTGGATCGTCGCCTATAACCACGCGATCAAAATCAAGTATCTTATCGGGGATCACATCACGATAAGACACCATTTTATAATTCAAGGTTCGGGTCTGATCTTCCCGTCCAACCTTTCGGACACTCTGAATGACATAGATGGTCTCATTTGGGCTAAACAACAAATCCAACAACCCCAACTTGATGCGTGTCGCAAAAGAGGTATTGGTGATACCAAATGTGGACAGATTGACGTGGGTCTCGCTCAGGTTGTCATAAATAAATCTCGTAAACTCGGCCAACAGTTTCACGTTGGTATTGATCTTTAAAAATTCGCTTGACAATCTCATTTTCGGGTCATAGGTTTTCTTGGATTGTAAAAAGGCCTGGACCGCTGTGCGGTCAAACACAAGGTCATCGTAATATTTAATCGAGGTATCAATCGAGAGACGACTGTCCAAGTCATTGAAACGAAACCATTTGTATTTCTCGTATTCATTACCATACCGTTCATATTCAATCGTTCCGCGTGTGGCAGGTAACTCTTTGGTTGGATAGGTCACATAGTCAAAGCCTAACCATCCTTTACGAATAGTCAT